GTGGAGCAATCCAAGAGATTAGCGCATCAATGACACGTACAGAAGCTGAACGTGACTTAATCAAGGAAATCATTAAGGAAATGTCAGACCAGTTCCAGATCCCAAAGAAAACTATTAAGAAGATTGCAGTAACTTTCCACAAACAAAACCTGACTCAAGAGGTTGCAGACCACGAGGACTTCGTAGACCTATACGAGACTGTGACAAAATAGTGCTTGACACTAATTGCGTTTTGCGGTATAATATATTATAAATTGGAGGATTATTCCTATGGCGACAGCTGCAAAACGTAGAGCAAATGCTCATGCTTCTCTTAACCGAAAAGCTGATGAGCCGATGTTGGATCAAGACAACTACAATGTCTCAATTTCGAGAGCATTGCAATGGTATACTTTAAACGCAGACGACAAACTGCGTCGCAAGTATGCCATTGAGTATTTCGCAAAACAAAGTAAGAAAAAAGAAGTCATTGCCATCAGCAAGGCAGAAGATTATGATGTGCGCCAGCTTGGTACACTCTGTCGTCTGATTGCAAATGGTAATACACTTTCTGAAGACCATATGACTGCACTGAACAATATGGTCAAGAATATTATGAGTAAAGAAGTACCCACTGTAACTAAACAGGATACAGCAGTGATTGTTCCAGTGGTTTCTATTCAAGACCGCATGGAAGAAAAGGCACATCAACTTGCTGCTGAGATCGATGCTGCAATTGATGATTTTGTTATCAACAGAACATCCGACTTCTCCACGAAGAACTATCTGCTTACCAATAGCGTTGCAGCACCTATTGCCAAACGCATTGGTGAGATGTATGTTAGTACATTGGATGAGTTGAATGAGGTTCTTGCTGGTGACGATGAACAACTGGTCGAAGGTTACTCTCATTTCTCTAAACGAGAGTTGAAGAAATTCATCCAGTTTATGGAATCAATCATCCAAGACTGTCAACAACAAGTACAGACTGCTAAGGCATCTCGTGCGCCACGCAAGCGTAAGGCTACGAATCCTAACAAGGTAGTTTCAAAGATGAAGTACCTGAAAGAGTTTGCTGAATTAAAACTCAAGTCATGCAATCCAGTTGACATTATCACTGCAACTGAGTTGTGGGTGTATAATACGAAGTATCGTAAGGTTACTGTCTACAAAGCAGACGTTGGTTCATTATCTGTTAAAGGTACGACTATCCTTGGATTTAGTGTCAGCGAGTCTAAGACTATGACACTACGCAAACCAGAAGAATTCTTCAATGGATTGTCTATGGGTAAGAGAGCACTGAATGGTGCTTTCAAGAAATTGACCACAAAGCCAACTGTGCCGAATGGTCGTGTGAATGAAGAATGTGTATTGCTGGGAGCATTTTAATGATATTAGTTGATTATAGTCAGGTTGCACTTGCAGCTATCTTAACTTTTCAACGAGAGTTAAAGGGTACTGAAGCAGAAGTGAAGAATCTTATTCGACATGTGACATTGTCCACATTGAAGTCATACAAGAAAAAGTATGGCAAAGAATATGGTGAGATGGTTATCTGTTGTGATGGTCGCAAGTACTGGAGGAAAGACTTCTTCCCTAACTACAAAGCATCACGCAAGAAAAATCGTGAAGCATCCGATCTGGATTGGAAGCTAATCTTTGATACACTATCAGAGATGCGAGATGACTTGGCTGTTTACTTTCCATATCGAGTTATCCATGTGGAACAGGCAGAAGCAGATGATGTTATTGCTGTGATGACCAAGTGGCTCCAGACCAACAACCAATGCATCCAAGGATTGGTTGAGGAACCACAGAAGATTCTTGTTCTTTCTTCTGATAAAGACTTCAAACAACTGCAATTGTATCCTACTGTGAAGCAGTGGTCACCAATGCAGAAGAAGTATGTCATTGCAACTCAGAAAGAGATCCATGAGTTTATGATTGAGCATATCGTCAAAGGTGACTCTGGTGATGGTATTCCAAACATTCTGAGTAAGGATGATGTGTTCGTTAATGTTGAGCGTCAGAAGACTGTATCATCTAAACGACTGCAGGAATTTATTGATAATGGATTCAAGGCATGCCGTAATGATGAAGAGCGACGCAACTGGCATCGTAACTCTACACTGGTAGCATTCGAACATATTCCAGAAGAAGTTACACAGAACATCGTCCAAGCGTATCTAAATACTAAGCCAAATAACGATAAGATGAAGATCATGAACTATCTCATGGAACATCGTTGTCGATTACTATTAGACGAAATTGAGGATTTTTAAATGAGAAAATATGTAACAGAAATGCTTAAAGAAATCAATGCTGACACAACATCATTGGACAAGTACAAAGAAGATGCAGCACTGAAAATTATCTTTGATTATGCATTCGATCCAGCCAAGAAGTTTATTCTTCCAGAGGGTGAGCCACCATTCAAACCAGCAGATGAACCACTGGGTATGACTCCAACAAATATGTTCAATGAGGTTAGACGATTCTATGTATTCTGTCGTACTGATTTGAAACCTATCAAACGAGAGAGCCTATTCGTTTCTTTCTTGGAAGGTATTCATCCAGACGAAGCTAAGTTGATGCTTGCCATTAAAGACCAGAAGCTGACGAAGTTATATCCAAAGATTACACGTAAGCTGTTGGAGTCTCATAACTTGATCAAACCCATCGTGAAGGAAACTAAAGATGCCTAATTGGTGCAGCAACTCAGCAACATTGTTCCATGAACTCAAAGAGAAAGTTGATGCTCTTGAGCAGGAACTACAAAAAGGTGATGAAGCCAGAGTGTTAAATCATCTTGTACCATGTCCTCCAGAAGAAAAGGAAAACTGGTACATGTGGAATGTAAACAATTGGGGTACTAAATGGGATGCTACAATTTATGATTGGCAACGAGTTGATGAACATACTATCTTTATAAGTTTTGATACAGCATGGTCGCCACCAAGTACATTGTATGAAGTGATTGGTGATGAGGAATGGATTATCAAAGCACACTACCATGAACCTGGAATGGGATTCATTGGTAAGTTTGAAGACGGTATCGATGAGTACTACGAATACGATCTTTCAGACAGAGGAAGTATTGAACTGCTTCCAGAGGATGTGGTTGAATATGGCAATCTAATGGAAGAACATGAGATGTGGGTAGAGAATAACGAAGAGGATGAGTAATGTTTTGGATTAAACCATCAGAGATAACTGTTGATTGCTTCACAAGCAATCCTATGCTCTATCATAACTACAGAATTGATAAGGCTAGTAAATTCTTTCCAGAAGAAATTAAACAGATGCCTAACTATGTGCAACTGAAAAAGAATCACAACCCTGCAAGTGCGTTAATGGAAGATATTCCTACAATTAGACGTTGTGTAGGTTTGAAAGATTTATTCAGTTATGGGTATATTTTACCTGCATGGTCAGATATATCTCTAGAGGTCACCGAAGATGGTCAGATTTTTTGTGCTGATAGCGTTAGTAGTCCAGCTGATACTTTAACTTTACAACAACATGATCGTATCCAATATGGATCAGGTGTCTATACAGATAGAGTGCATGTCAAATTATTGGCACCATGGCATTTGTCTGAAAAGACTGGTGTTAAGTTTACTTGGAATATGTGCGATTGGAATAGGACTGATACTGCTGATAATATACGTATATTATCAGGCATGTTGGATTTTAGATATCAACATCAGGTTAATGTTAATGCATTCGTTCGTAAAGGTTGTGTTATATCATACAATACTGGAGATCCGTTGGTTCATATGATTCCAGTCACTGATAAGAAAGTTAATTTTAAATATCATCTTGTTGATGATAAAGAATATAATGAGTTGACTAGACTTACAATGATCGAAACTTCTTATCATAATCATAGAAAATTAAAACCACATGATGTCACTGAAGGTAAATGTCCTTTCGGGTTTGGAAAATGAAACAGAAATGGGATGAAGCATTTATGGATACAGCTGAGAGGTTTGCTCAGCTGTCTTCTGCTAAGCGATTGCATGTTGGTGCTGTTGTAGTCAAAGATGATCGTATCATCTCAATTGGCTACAATGGTATGCCATCTGGATGGGATAACAATTGTGAATATGAATTTGTACATCCGCAAACGAAAATTCCAGAACTCGTAACACGTAAAGAGGTATTACATGCTGAAACGAATGCGATTGCGAAACTGGCTAAGTCCAACGAATCTGGTCTGGGTGCTACTATGTTTATTACCCATGCTCCATGTTTGGACTGTGCCAAACTTATCTACCAAAGTGGTATTGGGAGTGTTCTATATCGGAACTCTTATCGGGATACTGCTGGTATCGATTTTCTCAAAAAATGTAACGTGGAAGTAGAACAGTTATGCAAATGATTGAGTATAAATTATTTCCTACATTGGTAGGTAAATTTGAAGAAGTATTACATCATAGTCAGTGTGATAATATTATTGCTCATATTGACAATACTATTTTAGAAAAATATGGAGCTATTACTGGAGATTCTGTTTCTTCTTTTGTAAAAAAAGAAAGTGTATTAAATGAGTTGCCCGCTGAAATAAGTCTTTTGATACGTATTAAACTGGAGTTGTGTATTACTCAGTATATTTCTACATATGGTCATGTCCCTGTTCAAATTTATAATAACTGGGTTTCCTACCAATATCCAAACACAAAGCTGAAGCGTCACACTCATCCAGGGAGTGCTATTTCTGGTGTTCTTTATTTAAGAGCAGATGAAAATAGTAGTCCATTGTATTTTTACAACCCCAATCCATTTGCAACTATTACCGAAATACACAATAAAGAAAATGAATTCACTCGTGAATCAGTTAAATTCCAACCAAAGACTGGTGATATGTTTATTTTTCCTAGTTGGTTAGCACATGGTTCAGATATTGAGGAGAATATGTCTGAAGAAAGAATTATTTTTAGTTTTAATACAGAAATCATTGGTTTTAAGAATTAAATTTTCCTATATAATTAACCATGCCGAGAGTATGGTTATTGCAAATTAGTGCTTGACATTTAAAGAAAGTTAGTGTAGAATTCAACTATGATAAATTGTTCCGTAAGATCTAGTAAACACCTTCCATTAAATAATGGATGGACTGGCTCACGCACACAGTTTGCGATTGAGTATGATAGTGAGGGTTTTGGCAAGTGAAGTAAATCAAAGTTTACTTACCAAAACCCTCGAAGATGAAAGTCTCGAGGGTTTTTTGTTTTATGTCCTACTATTTTGTAGGGTTATCCAGAAACTGGTTGACATGCATTAAAATCTGATGTATACTTCTGTTTCTGAGTTAGTAGTGTATCTACCTACTGACATTGTTCTTTTAAAATTTGGATTCTTTTGTTGGGGGTTAGTGTAGCGGTAACACTACAGACTTTGACTCTGTCATCACTGGTTCGATCCCAGTACCCTCTGCCATATAAAAACACTCTAAACTGGACGCAGGATCAGAGAAGGTCGAAAATGGACTGATCCCCATGAGTAGGCTGGAGGTCAAGAGTGTTTCTATATGGTAAGTTTTTAAACAAGGAGAAAGTAATGAAGCGAAAGAGTAAAACACGAAAACCTATGGGGGTATAACTTAACGGCTAAAGTAGCTGGCTTTTAACCAGTAAATCAGAGTTCGATTCTCTGTGCCCCTACCATATAAAAACACATTACGCCTATGTGGACACGATGAGAAGCATAGGTTCAAGTAGTGTGTTTCTATATGGTGTCGTTAGTTTAGTGGTAAAACTACGGGTTGTGATTCCGTCATCATGAGTTCAATTCTCATACGATACCCCAAATTTTATGCCAAGATAGCTCAGTTGGTAGAGCACCTGTTTGAAGCACAGGGTGTGGGCGGTTCGATCCCGTCTCTTGGTACCAAATATTCCTCTTGTAGCTCAATGGTAGAGCAATCGCTTGATAAGCGATAGACCTAAGGTTCGATTCCTTTCGAGAGGACCAATGCCTCGTTAACTCAGTGGTAGAGTAACGCTTTTACACAGCGAAGGTCGGCAGTTCGAATCTGTCACGAGGTACCAAATTTTGCGCTTTTAGTAAAATGGATATTACACGATGCTACGAACGTCGGATTGGGAGTTCGATTCTCTCAGAGCGCACCAAGTTATGGAAGATGATGCAGCGGTGTTGGTACTGCGACCAGCCTTGAAAACTGGGTTCTCAGAAATGGGATGGGGTTCGACTCCTCCGTCTTCCGCCAAATTTTATGATAAAGGAGATGTATATGCCAAGTGTATTTTTAGTAAGCGATACGCACTTTGGTCACTCAGGTGTATGCAGGTTCATGCAGAACGATGGTGTGACAAAGTTACGACCATGGACTGATCCAGAAGAAATGGATGAGGAAATGGTAAAGCGATGGAACGAAACAGTGAAGCCAACTGATAAAGTTTATCATCTTGGTGATGTTGTAATTAACCGCAAGGCATTAAAGATTATGCATCGGTTAAATGGTGACAAGGTATTGATTCGTGGTAACCATGACATCTTTCGAGATGATGAATACCGTGAACACTTTCGAGAGTTACGTGCATATCATGTGATGAATGGAATGATTCTTTCTCACATACCTTTGCATCCAGAAAGTCTTGGAAGATTCGGTGTTAACATTCATGGACATACTCATAGCAATAGAGTTATGACTTGGCATCCAATCAAGCAACATCCTATTGTTGATACACGATACCACTGCGTCTGCGTTGAGCAAACAGACTTCAGACCCATCTTGTTTGAGGACGTGATACAACGTATCAAAGACGAAGGTGGTAGCGTGGGATTCAAGAATGGTAATGGACCAATAATGTAGGAAGATGGGCAGGACGGTAATGCAGCGGATTGCTAATCCGTAGATTCACGAAAGTGGGTCACAGGGTTCGATTCCCTGATCTTCCACCAATGGTTTGCTCCGATGGCGTAATAGGTAGCCGCAAGGGACTTAAAATCCCTTATCTTCGGGTGTGTCGGTTCGAGTCCGACTCGGAGCACCAAGTTTGCGGCATTAGTATAACGGATAATGCAAAGGTCTTCTACACCTTGAATGTGGGTTCGATTCCTGCATGCCGCACCAGTATTGGGCTGATAGCTTAATGGTAAAGCAGTGAACTCATAATTCATTGAGTCTAGGTTCAATTCCTAGTCAGCCCACCAAATGCACGTGTGACTGAATGGTAAGGTAGCTGTCTGCAAAACAGATGTTCGTAGGTTCGATTCCTACTACGTGCTCCAGAAAACGAAAGTATTAACCCTGCAAGTTGTAAGGTTATTATTGATAGGTGTTGACATTCAATGTGATTTACTGTAGAATTATGTCTTAGTTGATTAGGAGATTGAATGGAAGAAATTAAGAAACAAGCTGTGTATCAAACGCTGCTTATCATCGCTGCAATCGTCATGTGTTCTTTAGTGTTCAATGTGATTGTGATGTATACACCTGTTCAGGTGCTGAAAGCAGTATTAGGTATTGGTCTGGTTACATTTTTGGTTTACGCCATCTATGGTGTCGTTCTGTCGAGACTGGAATATGATGCGGAGTTGAAAAAACTTACTGATGAGAAAAATAAGTGTTGACATTCAAAGTTATTTGATGTATAATAGATTCTTCTGAAGTCCTCTCTGAGTCTACGGTAAATACGTAGCATGAGGCAACTGATGAGTTTGGTGGTTCTCTAAAAACCACCACCTATACTGCGTTCGACTTCAGGTGAGGTCATCAGCCTTTCAAGCTGACTAGACGGGATCGTTACCCGTACGCAGTACCAGATTTTGGAGGCATTGTAGATATGGCGTGTTCTGCAGCGGACTGTAAATCCGTTCCCGTGTGGTAAACAATGTTGGTTCGACTCCAACTGCCTCCACCAGTTTTTGGCTCGTTAGTAT